AGCCGTAGAAGGTGTAATTGCTGAAATTAAAGAAGCAGAAGCAGAAGCTCCAGAAGTAGAAGTAGAAGAAGCACCGGAAGAAGTTATTGAGCCAGAAATGTCTCAAGAAGCACCAAAAGCAAAGCGTATTGTAGAATCGGTATCTAAAGAAACTTTCTTTGCGGAAATCGAAAAATTACGCCAAGAGTTTTCTTTGATTAAGCAAGAGAACGAAGCTTTAAAAGCGGAAAACGAATCTTTAAAAGTTGAGATGTCATCTATCGAAGAAGGCGCACAACCTTTAGCTCACAATCCGGAAGCAGGAGTTGCTCCAAAACACTTTAGAATTAGTAAAAACAAAACTGCTTCTATTGAAGATGCGGTATTTAACAGAATCTTTTCAAAATAATTAACAAACAAATTTAAAAAATGGCTACTACAACTAGTATTACAACAACTTATGCTGGCGAGTTTAAAAACCAAATTATCTCGGCTGCTTTATTATCTTCTCCTACTATCGATGCGGGTGGTATCATGGTTAAACCGGGTATCAAGTACAAAGAAGTAATTAAGAAAATCTCTACAGATGCAATTTTAAAGAATGCTTCTTGTGATTTCGATGCTACTTCTACAATTACTTTAACCGAGCGTATCTTACAACCAGAGGAGTTCCAAGTAAACTTGCAATTATGTAAGAAGGATTTCCATTCAGATTGGTTATCAGCTCAACAAGGTTACTCGGCATTTGATACTTTACCAACTTCATTAGCTGATTTCTTAGTAGCTCACGTTGCTGCTAAAGTTGCTGCTAAAAACGAGACTAACATTTGGTCGGGTGTAACTGCTAACGCAGGCGAGTTTGATGGCTTCGCTACATTATTAGCTGCGGATGCTTCTTTACCGGCTGCTCAAGAGGTTGCAGGAACTACGGTTACCGCTTCTAACGTTGTTGCTGAATTAGGCAAAATCGTTGATGCTATCCCTGCTACTCTTTACGGAAATGACGGCTTACATATCTACGTATCACAAAACATCGCTCGTGCTTACGTTCGTGCTTTAGGTGGTTTTGCTGCATCAGGCTTAGGAGCTAACGGTACAAACTCATTGGGTACTCAATGGTACAACAATGGCTCTTTATCATTTGACGGAGTAAAAATCTTTGTAGCAAATGGTTTAGGTGCTAACAAAGCGGTAGCTACTACAAAAGACAACTTGTACTTCGGTACTGGTGTTCTTGCTGACATGGATGCTTCTTCGGTAAAAGTTATCGATATGGCAGACATTGACGGTAGCGAAAATGTACGTGTAGTAATGCGTATGACTGCTGGTGTTCAATACGGAGCGGTAGAAGATATCGTTACTTACGGAATCACTAACTCGGCTAACTAATTAGCTTCAATAGCACCTCGTTAATTCGGGGTGCTTATTTTTCAATCTTTTAAATTATACAAAATGGCTTGTGATATTTCTTTAGGCAGAATTGAGCCTTGCAAAACGAGTAATGGTGGATTAAAAGCCGTTTACTTCGTTAACGAGGGCGATGCTACGGGAGTTACTTACGATGCTACTAACACGGATGCTATCTCGGCGGTTGCGGGTACTCCTAGTGCTTATAAGTACGACTTAAAAGGTAATAGTTCTTTCGAGCAAACTATTACTTCTTCTCGTGAGAACGGAACTACGTTCTTCGAGCAAACAATTAACTTAACGTTAAAAAAATTGTCTGTAACTGACCATAAGCAAATTAAGCTTTTGTCTTACGGACGTCCTCAAGTAATTGTAGAGGACAATAATGGAAACTTATTCTATTGTGGTTTAGCACATGGAATGGAAGTATCTGGAGGTACTATCGTAACTGGTGCAGCGATGGGAGATTTAAGTGGTTACACATTGGTATTATCTGGACAAGAGCCAGTGCCAGCTAACTTCTTATCTACTTCTTTAACTACTGCTGGATTTACCGTAGTAACTGGAGTATAAGTTTTTGTTGTTTGAGGTTTGAAATTGGGGGAGCAGAGGTCTTCCCCTTTTTCGTTTAGTAACAAAACGTATTAAATAACGTTTATAGGTTATGGTAATTCTTAAAGAGAATAATTTAATTCAGCGTTTTACGTTTATCCCTACAAGGTTAAGCAATGCGAACCGTTTAGTTATTACTAACGAGACTACTAACGAGGTTACTACTAAGTCTATTAACGTTAAGAATGTATCCTATTATTCTTATTTCGATTTAGTTTTTGACTTCTTAGAGCAAGGACACGTGTATAGCGTGACACTTCAATATTACGGATTACTAGATGGGAAAATAGGATACCATTTAGCACACCGAGATAGAATATTCTGTACAAATCAGACCATCGAGACTTACTCGGTTAATAAAGATGTGTACGTACAAAACGACCAAAATATAATTTTCTATGAGTAACGTTCACGTGTTCAATTTTGAATCGCACAAACCGCCTCAATCCATCGAATCTAATAAGGAAGCATGGGTTAATTTTGGCGATGATAACGACTACTTTCAGTACCTAATTGACAGATATAATAACTCGACTACAAATAACTCGGTTATTAACTCTATTAATAAACTGATTTATGGACGTGGCTTAGATGCTACCGATTCAAATAAGAAGCCGAACGAATACGCACAAATGAAGATGTTATTCAGACCAGAGGTTTTGAAGTGCGTAATTACGGACTACAAGCTTTTAGGTCAGGGATACTTCCAAGTAATTTACAACAAGGCTAAAAATGCTATTGTAAGAGTAGAGCACGTACCGGCTCAATTAATTAGAGCAGAGAAGTGCAACGAGAAAGGCGAAATTACTGGCTATTATTATTCTGATAACTGGCAAGACACTAAGAACTTCCCTCCTAAGCGTATTGCTGCTTACGGATACGGAGACAAGACTTTAGAGCTTCTTTGTGTACGTGATTATAGCGTAGGACAAAAGTACTACTCTAACGTAGATTATATCGGTGCTTTGCCTTACACTAAATTAGAAGAGGAGATTGCGGACTATTTAATTAATGACGTTCAGAATGGCTTCTCTCCTACTAGCGTTATTAACTTCAATAATGGCATACCAGACGAGGAAAAGCAAGGGTTAATAGCTTCCGATGTTAAGCGTAAATTAAGTGGCTCTAGCGGTGCTAAAATAGTCGTAGCGTTCAATAGTGACGAGACAAAGAAAACGACTATCGATAGCGTTCCTTTGAACGATGCTCCGGCTCACTATACTTACCTAAGCGAAGAGTCAAGAGGAAAGATTTTATTAGGCCATTCTATTACTAGCGGTCTCTTATTTGGAATCCCTTCAAATAACGGATTTAGCTCAAATGCGGACGAGCTTAAAAATGCCTCTATCTTATTTGATAATATGGTAATTCGTCCAAAGCAAGGAACGGTTTTAGATGCTATCGACAAGGTACTAGCTTTTAACTCTATTAGCTTAAACCTTTACTTTAAGACATTGCAACCTCTTGAATTTATCGACCAAAATCCGGTTATGGATTCGGCTACTATGGAGGAGGAGACTGGTGTTAAATTATCGTCTCAATTAGAGGAGTTAGACGTAGAAGAATATAGTGCAGAACTTGACCCTAACGAGTGGGAGCTTGTAGATAGCCGACCAGTATCATACGAAGACGAAGAACGCTTAGATGCGGAGCTAGAGGCTTTAAACAACCCGGATAAATCATTACTTGCTAAGATGTGGCAGTTTGTGACTACCGGAGTAGCAAGACCCGACCTTCCAAGCTCTCAAGATGGTAAACTTTACGCATCTCGTTATAGATATAGCGGAGAGACTACCGATAAGTCTCGTGAGTTTTGTAAGAAAATGACTCAGGCGAATAAGTTATATCGCAAGGAGGATATTATGAAAATGAGCGAGAAGGCTAGCACTAATCCGGGATGGGGCCCAAATGGCACTAATACCTATGATATCTTCCTTTATAAAGGGGGCGGTGCTTGCCATCACTTCTGGACTCGTGAAACTTACAAGCGTTTTACTGACCCTCGTAAAAAAGGAGCTCAAGAGATAACACCAGCGGAGGCTCGTAAGGCTGGCGAGATTCTTCCTACTCCTTATACTAAGGCAGATGGAAAAGATTATAACAAAAATAGTAAACTGGTGTACACGAAGCCTATCGATATGCCTAACCAAGGATTTTTACCAAAATAAGAAATGGCACAAGCTCTATTTGTAAGTCGTGACGACATTGTAAAGTTTACCGCTTTAAATGGTAATTTAGATACTGATAAATTCATTCAATGGGTTAAAGTAGCTCAGGATACTCACATCCAAGGCTATCTTGGAACTAAGCTATTCAACAAGATTAACGATGGCATAGTAAATAGCAATTTAGATAGCTCTTATACAATGCTTTTAAACGTGTATATCAAGCCGATGGTTATTCATTGGTCTATGGTAGAATATTTACCATTCGCAGCTTACACGATAGCTAACAAAGGGGTGTTTAAGCACAATAGCGAGAATAGCACGAACGTAGAAAAGAGTGAGGTAGATTACCTAGTAGAGAAAGAGCGTTCGATAGCTGAACACTACACTCGTAGGTTTATTGATTACATGAGTTTTTATCAATCTTCATATCCAGAATATAACACGAATTCAAATGCAGATATGTACCCAGACAAAAAAGCGGACTTCCTTGGGTGGTATTTATAAACCGAAAAAGGAAAACGTACAAAAATTAAAAATATACTTAAACAAGATAAAAAATGAGTCTTAATTTCACGCACATCAAGGGAGATACGTTTGACGAGGTGGCCTTTGACATCAAGATAAACGATGTACCGGTAAACTTGACCGGAGCTACTATCAAAATGCAACTTAGAAAGAACGCTAACGATGCTATTGCGGCTTTGTCTTTAACATCTGTAGCCTCTGCGGGGATTACGATAACAGATGCGGCTCTAGGTCAGTTCAAAATTAATAAGCAAATTATAGATATTGAGGTATTCAATTACTCGTATGATATTCAGTTTACATTCTCTGGCGGAGATGTAAAAACATACGTTTACGGAACTTTCAATATCACACCTGAAATCACTAGATAAAATGGATAATATTAATATCGGAGTAACACCCATAATAGATAACGTAACGCTAAACGCTGGTTTAAATAATCAGATTATAGACATTACATTAATCGAAACCGCTGAAGTAGTTAATCTTGATGTTAGTCCTAATCTAATTGAAATTAATATTACTAGGTCAGAGGGCGAGGTTCAAATTTTACAATTTGCTAGCTATTCAAACTTCCCGGCTACTGGTAAAGCAAACTATTTCTATTTAGCTAAAGACACAAATAAGCTATATCGCTGGACTGGTACAACCTATGCCGAGCTTAACGCTTTAGGCTATACGGCAGAGAACGTAGCTAACAAGGGAATAGCTAACGGATACGCTGGCTTAGATAGTGGTGGTAAAGTGCCATCTTCTCAGCTACCTTCTTATGTGGATGACGTTATCGAGGTGGCTAACTACGCAGCTCTTCCGGTAACTGGAGAGACTGGTAAAATTTATATTACCTTAGATACGAATAATATCTACAGATGGTCTGGTAGCGTTTACGTAGAGATTTCTACCGATAAGGCGGTATGGGGTGGTATTACTGGAACGCTTGCAAATCAAACAGATTTACAAAACGCATTAAATGCAAAGCAAAATAAATTAACTGGTACTGGTTTAGTCGGCTCAGTTGCTGGAACTATTTATTATGATATTAATGAATATTATTTAGCATCTAATCCGGATGGATATACTACTAATTTAGGAACCGTTACTTCGGTAGCTATGAGCGTACCTAGTGCGTTTAGTGTTTCTGGTTCTCCTATTACTACAAACGGAACTTTAGCGGTTACGGCGGTAGGTAATACGACTCAATACATTGCCGGAGATGGTAGCTTAGTAGCATTCCCAACGACCGGAAGTGCTGGAACTTTAATTCGTGAGGTTAGAAACGTATCAGGAACTACTTTAACTAAGGGAACGGTAGTTTACATTAATGGAGCTACTGGAAATAAACCTACGGTTACTAAGGCTTTAGCTACTGGAGATTCTACATCTGCACAAACATTTGGTTTAATTCAAGCTGACATAGCTAACAATTCTAACGGATACGTAGTATGCGTAGGGGATTTAGTAGGATTAGATACCTCCGGACTATCTGAAGGGAATCAGTTATATTTATCTTCTACGGTAGCTGGAGCCTATACAACTACAAAGCAATATGCCCCGGCTCACTTGGTTTATATTGGTATCGTTACTAGAGTCCATCCAACGCTAGGCCAAATTGAGGTTAAGATTCAGAATGGTTATGAGCTTGAAGAGCTTCATAATGTATCGGCTCAAACTCCATCTAATAACGACGGTTTATTCTATGAATCTTCTACTAGCCTTTGGAAAAATAAGAGCATAAGTACTATTCTTGGATATACTCCGGCTAACGATGCTAACGTAGTTCATACAACTGGAAATGAAACTATTGCTGGGAATAAAACTTTTACTGGTCAAGCAAATGTTGCAATTTTAAAATTTAGCGAAAGTGGAGGATTTAGCTACCAAGATGGATATAGTCAAATTGGAGGAACTGCTGATTATTTTATTTTCCATAATGGAGCAAATACTAAAACCGCTAAATTTACTTACGGTAATGGCAGTAACTTTACATTGCCATCTACAGATGGAACTTTAGCTCTTACTAGCGATATTCCATCACTATCAGGATACGTTCCAACAACAAGAACTATTTCTACTACATCTCCATTAGCTGGTGGTGGTAGTTTAGCTTCTAACTTGACTTTATCAATAGCTAAATCTACATCGACTACAGATGGATATTTAAGCTCTACGGATTGGTCTACATTCAATGGTAAGCAATCTGCTTTAACGTTTAGTTCTCCATTAGTAAACACTTCGGGAACGGTTACAATTTCAAAGGCTGACACTACAACAGATGGATATTTAAGCTCTACAGATTGGGATACTTTTAATGATAAGCAAGCGGCTTTAAATGGAGGAACTGGTTTTGTAAAATCTACGGCAGGAGTTATATCTTATGTTAATGAAACTTATTTAACTACTTCGGCAGCGGCTTCTACTTATGTACCCTATACCGGTGCTACTGCAAACGTAGATTTAGGAACTCATACATTAAGCTCTGCTAATTTAGTTGTCAATCACGTAAGTGGCTCAGGTGTTGCAGCATCAATTACAAAGGGAGGGAATGGCGAGGCTTTAACGGTTATTAAAACAAGTGGTAGCGGTAACGCTGCAAGTATTACTGGAGGAGTTACATTACTAGATGAGCTTCATTTAAATACTGATTTAGCAGATGCTTACATTGCTAGTGCTGCTACTTGGAACGCAAAGCAAGATGCCTTAAATGGTGGAACTGGATTTGTGAAATCAACTGCTGGAGTTATTTCTTATGATGGTAGTACTTATGTTCCTACATCTAGAACGCTAACAATTAATGGAACTGCCTTTGATTTATCAGCAGATAGAAGCTGGACTATTGATTCTTACACTTTACCTACTGCTTCTACAACGGTTCTAGGTGGTGTAAAAATTGATGGTTCTACAATCACAATTGATGGCTCAGGAGTAATATCCGCTTCAGGTTCTTCTTACACTTTACCAACTGCAACCGATACGGTTTTAGGAGGTGTAAAGATTGGCTCAGGGGTAACTATTACATCAGGAGTTATCAGCGTTTCGACTAACTACCAAGCTCCATTAAATGGTGGAACTGGATTAGTTTATTCAACTGCTGGAACTATTACTTATGATACTAATACTTATCTAACTACAAGCTCTGCATCATCTACATATTTAACTCAAAGCTCTGCTGCTTCTACTTATCTACCTTTAACTGGAGGCACTTTAACCGGAGCTTTAGCTATTAATAGAGGTAGTGGTAATGGATTAAACGTTGCATCTGATAACGTAGTTTTTAGGTCAAATACTGGAATTGGTTCTCCAAGACAAGCAATATTATCAATGGGTGGAGGCACTCTTGTTCAATTAGAAGCTAAAGGATATGGTGCAGATTATATTACAGATTTTGGCATTAAAACTTATAATAATGCTGGAACTGGATATAATGTATTTTATGGTACAAGTGCTGGTTTAGTTGGTATTGGTACAACTACTCCTACACATACATTTCATGTATTAAGCCCTAATGCAGCAACATCTTGTGTAGCTTCAAGTAATTCAACAACAATGTATGTTGCTTATAGATATAATACAACTTCGGATGTAGGATATATAGGAAATGGAACAGGTGTAGCTTCTGGAGCAGCTTCTACAGATTTTGGATTTCAGGCAATTGGTAATATGGTTTTTGCTGCTGGTGGTGGTTCTGAACGTATGCGGATTACTTCAGGTGGTTATTTGTTAGTTGGAACTTCTTCACCTATTGGAGCAACTACAAATACTTCAGTTGGAGCAACATTTGCTTTAGCGTATAATTGGCTAGCAGTTACAGATTCAAATTATATACAAAGGTCAAATAACTCTAATGGAGATTATTTTTCATTTTATAAAGGTTCTACAAGCACTGGAAGTATTTCTGTATCTGGTACTACAACTTCATACATAACAACTTCTGATTATCGTCTTAAAGAAGATTTAAAACCTATTAATGGGTTAGAAATTTTAAATAAGATAAATGTATATGATTATAAAT